CTGATCTAAGCTTACCTGACATGTTAGTGGTATCGTCGTACCCCATGCTTTCAGCTCTTATCCACCTATGTCGATATCCGTCTGGCGCAGGTGGTGCGTCCAGTGATGATGGAGGAGTCCAAATCTTAGGCTTTTCAGTTTTTGCTCTAGATTGACTCACGCGAGTGGTTTTCATTTTATCTTTTTCCATATGCTTATACCTCCTTCGCGGCTAATTGTTTCGCATATTCTTCTAGCGGCACACCTAATCTTTTAGAAATTGCTACCTGTGAAGGTGTGAGTTTCACAGTTTTTCTGCGTCCTTTTGTACTGGCCGGACGTCGGGCACTTGCTACACTCTGCGTTGGTGCAGTGGTAGATTGCTCCACAGTATCAAATTTGTGCGGAAATGCAACCCTTATTCGTTTGTCGACTTCCGTATAGTATTCTTCTGATTGTGGATCAAATCCTTCGTTTTCAACAAGCTCTTTGTGTATATCAAATGCAGTGTAAGTCATTGCATTATCAGTACCAAACCATCTATTTTTTTGGGCCCAGCTTTCTGCTCTAGGGTCAAAATCAGGTTCTGCTTGTTGTTGAGGTGCAGTTTTTGGTTGTTGTACAACCTGTTCTGCAGCTTGCACTCTTTGTTCTTGGTTTGCTTTGATTTGTTTTAATCTAGCATCTTCCATAGCCATTTCAGCAATAGCTTGTTGAGCTGCAATTTGACCGTCTATGTCTTGCGTCTCTACTGCTTGCTTGTACGCAAGTTTAGCAGCATCCATACCATTATTTACTTTTGCTTCTAGTTCTTGAGTATAAGTAGTGCCAAGTTTGTCGTACTGACCTCTAATTTTGTCTTGTTGTTGTTTTAAAGTTTGAGCGTAAGTAATAGCTTCTTCTTTTTGCCTTTCAGCTTCACGCATTTTACGTGTAAGTTTAGCTATTCTTTTTTTAACACCTTCTGAATATTCTCCCAGTTCGTCTTGGGGTTTATCAGCTTGAACAGCAGGCTGCTCATTAGGTTCCTCAGATGTGTCATCGGTTTCCTCGATTTGTTCAACTTTAATCTCCTCTGTTGGTTCTTCTAGTGATTGTTCTGGAGCATCAAGATCAATCTCCATTTCTTGTTCATCGGTTTCACCGACATCTATTTTATCTTCTAGCATAGTTAATTCCTCCTATGAATTACATTGCGTGAATAAGATCTTCAGGATCATCTATTGTCCCTAGTATCTCGTCATCGTTTAACATTCTTATCTCACCACCATCAATCTGCATACGTGATCCTGCGTATCTTGCAAAGACCACCCATTGTTTTTCTTTACACCATGGTCCTGTTGGATACTTTTCCTCATCCTTGTAACAGAGATCACCCATCTTTAATACGTATCCAACTTGCGTTGCTACACGTGCTTTGTCTAAAGATTCTTGTGCAATAATAATTCCACCTTCAGTTTTTTCTTTAACTTGAAAGGGCATAACAAGTATACGCCATCCTGTAGGATGCGGTAACTTATCTAAATTTGTTTCTTGAGTTTCTTTTTTTGCTTCGTTTTTTGCAATCTTTTTTGCATCTGCTTCAGCATTATATTTATCTTCTAAGGCGTGCGATGTTCGTTTCGTCATCTGGTTCTGGCTCCTTTGGTTGTAGCAGGTTAGAGATTTCCTGTTTAATTTGATCCGTAACGTGGATCTTTCCGAGAATATAGTTATATTTCTCCATATTGTCAACACCACCGCCAATTAAGACGTTAGCGTTGTTTTCCATTATTTCGTCAAGTAGTCTCTGGATCTTGTATACTACGTGTACTGGGTCTATAGCTTCTGACATATTTCTTTTTCTTATCTCCTAAGTTATGCCAAAACTCATCGAGAGCGTTGGCTTTTTGTTTGCAACATTCCCCCGAACGTACTTTTTCTTCAGTGTGACAAGCACACTTCTTATCCTCCACCATTTATCCCCCTAAGTTTTTATTTGCCTTTAAACTTACTAAGAGTAGTAACCCCAAAACTTCCACCAACTATGGTAAGAATAATGATCCAAAAATAATCATTTGCTTGGCCTAATATCTCCCAGCCTGCCGCCATCCATGGTTGCGTCCAAGGTGTGAAATGTGCCAAAATAATGAGGCTCCAGAAAACGACCAAATATTCGTCTTTCCATGAATTAGCAGTTTGTCTCACCTGTTCCATCTGAACACCAATCTTTGCTACGTCCACTTTTGCAGCCGCTTCTATCTCCTTTGCTTTTATAATTTTATCTTTTTCTAGCTTGTGAGAAATTGCGCCAACGGTCTTTTCGGTGATGAGTTTTGCAACGGGATTATTTAATAATCCTCCTCCAAGACCTAAAAGTGGTTTGATAAGTAGCAGTGGGTTCATTAGTTGTTGATGATTACCGCGATGACAATTATAACGCCAACGGCAATTATAATTTTTGTTTTCTTAGTGGTTCCGTTCCACCATTCTTGGGCTTTCCATTTTAAATCGTCGATCATGATGACCTCCTTTTTTTCTTTTTTACACCTGCTTCGCTGAGCGCGATAGCTATGGCTTGCTTTTTATTTACCACTTTTTTATTAGATTTACCAGATTTAAGTTTGCCTGATTTATATTCACGCATTACTTTGCTGATTTTTTTCTCTTTTTTCATTATTTAAGTTTGTATAATGTACCTATACCACTTGACATCGGTCCGCGTAGCGGTGGTACTAGGCCGCCCTGGTTATAGCCAAAAATTTCGTTTTCTAGTCCAGGTATAGTTGTTCCTTTACTTAAATATAAAGCTGTTCCCATTGGATCACCATCCATCTCAATAAAATCGTCTAAGTTTTCTAGTCCACCTTTAGTAGTTGCATCAGCTATACTTAATTGTGGAAAAAGAGATTGCATAACATTAAAGCCGAATAATTCTGGTCCAATATTAAAAGCTGAACTTAATGCGTCACTAGTTTCTTTAAGACTGTCGTCCTGTATTCCTGGTTTAAAATACTTTGATAAATTTGACACAGTTAGTTCAGGAGAATCATCTTCTTCAACAACAGGAATCTCTTGTTCTTTTTTGTTCTTTGCTTCCTCTTGTTCTTTTTGGTAAGCCTCTATTTGTTCTTGCAACAAATTAGATTTTTTGTCTCCAGCCAACATACCCATAATAGACATAAGTCCAAGTGGTGCTATGATGTCGGATTCTCTCATATTAGTTCTCTACTATTGTACTTTTCATTTGCTGAATACCACTTTTAGCTAATGATACGCTTGCTCTTAGCTTTTGGTGCTCATCGTTCTGTTCCATTTTCTCTTCTGCTAGCTCTCGAGCTTGTAATAGTTTAGCTCTGTCCATTGCTAGATCATTTTGTGACTCTTCTTCTTTTCTAGCCTCTTCTTTAGCCCTAAGATCAATTTCTCTGTCCTTAAGTTTCAATAATGGATCATTTTCAATCTGATTTAACACTTCACGTTCTGCTTCTGCGTACTCTGCCATAAATTCAGCTATTAATTGTGATTTTCTAGCCTCCATTGAAGTTTGCATGCTTTGCATTTGCTGTTGTAGTTGCATAACTTGCGGATTTTGCTGCATTTGAGCTTGATTTGGTCCCGCCTGTTGCATAATCATCTGTAATTGTTGTCCCATTTGCTGCATTTGAGTAATTTCTTCGCTAAATTCTAACTCAATCTGCTCTCCAGCCATCAAAGTTATGTGTTCCATGCAATTTTGCTGTAACAAGCCCATTGCTTTTGGATTATTTCGTACAATTGTAGTCCCCATAAACTGTAAATGCGCTTTCATGTGCGCTTGGTGGTCTTGTTTTGGGAATGCTTGAAACTTTTTACCGTTCATTGCTAAAATATTTTCACTTGCAGGGTCTAAAGGTGTTGGTTGCATTGGTGGCGGCAATAGTGTGTCAATATTTTTTACACCTAACGCCTCATACATGTGTTTATAAGCATGATACAAATTATGCATTTGCGGATTTGACATTGCCATTTGTAATTCTGTTTGTGCAATCGTAATTCTTTGTGTTTGTGAAAAGATGTTTGGATCTGCAACCGGTATAATGTCGACTCTGTCATCAAAGTCAGTTGCAAAAACTTCTCTTGCACCACCAACAATATCGTATGGATATGTTTTTGGTAAGTACGTTGCAAAACATTTAGCAAGTAACATAAACTCGCATTTCATTGCTGCATAAATTCTTTTGTGAATAGCAGACATGACCCGCGATCCACGTTCCAAGAGCGCCATAGTTGTACCCACGGCTGCCGATTGATTTCCGTCACCCACTTGCATATCTGCAATGGACGCGAAACGTTGACCTGCTTGGACAACAACTCCCATTAGTTGTAGGAGCGTGGCACTTGGGTCTTTAAATGGTAACGGCATGAATGCGTCACGAAGATTTCCACCAGGCGCATCGACATCACGGAACTCTCCCGGCTGCAACGGTTGAGCTTCGTCTCTGACTCTAATACCTCTTTGTTTGAATCCGGCCGGTAAGTTTGACAAGGTGCCGGCGTCAAGAAGCTGTCTCAATGCTGCAGTTGCAGTTCGTGACAGTCCGCCGATCATGTGGATAAGGCCGAATCCATAGAAGCCTAGTCCTGGTAAAAACTTAAAGTGTACAAAATAATCTTTTTTCTTTTTAGACGGATCGTTCGCATCGAAATTTCTTCTGATTGCTAAAATCTGTCCTGATCCTTCATCAAGAGTAATGATGTAAGGAACTTTTAAACCTGTCTCTTCTCCTGTCTCTGGGTCAACTTCTCCAAAACCAGTAATAGACATTTCAACATGACATTCTAGTAAAGTGTATATTTCACTTTTTTCTAGTTCAGCCATTTCAATACCTTCTAGATCATTTTTCTTATCTCTAATTTCATCAGGTGCGACTGATCCAGATTGTGTCAATTCTATGTCACTGTAAAAACCTGTTAGTTGATTTTTTAATAAATCATTTCCTGTCATTCTTATAGAATGAATAACACAATCAGAATCATCTAATGATGTAGTTGTGTAAGGAACATATAAATCTTCTGCAGGAACAAACTTAGATACACAACGACCTAGTAATTGGTCGTAGTAAACTTTTTTAAATGTAGAACCTGACAGAGGTAAGTTAAATAACATTTGATCAAACTCTGGCTCGTACTCTTTCATTTCTACCATTAACTGATAGTTCATATAATCTTTAACACGTTCTGCTTGGTCTTCTCTTGCAGGGTCTACGTTTCCTACAATCTGTGTTCTAACTGGACCGCCTGCTGGTAGTAACTCTTTGTATGCAAGAGATTGAAATTGTGTAACAGCTTCTGCAAGTACAGGGTGTGTCGCGCCACTAGAACCTTGGAATGGTTCTGATCTATTTTCGTATTTAAAACCTAATAGGTCTAAACCTTTTGTATAAGTGTCTTCCCAATCTGCTCTTGATGATTTACAGCTTTCATAGTTTTCTAAAAGGTCGTTTGAAATTTCTTGTAAAATATCTTCTTCTAAAAAGTCGGCTAAGTTTTCATCATGTGATTGTCCGCCTTCAGGTACAACTGCTGCTGGATCAAAATCAACTTCAACACCGCCATCATCTGTTTCTTTTATTTCAACAGGCTGTTGTTGCGTTAAGTTCATTTGTATTTTTTCCAACTGAGCTTGCTGATTAGGTACTTTTAAATTTGTCCTAGTTTGTTTAGGTGGAAGTACTGGGTTGTTTTTATCTATAGCCATTATGCTGTCCTCTGTCTAAATAATGAACCTACTCCATTCGGCATCGGTCCTGCTTGTGGTGGCACTAATCCACCTAGTTTAAATCCTGGTTCTTGCTGTTTTGTTCTTTTTACAAAATCTTCTATTGCATTATCTACTTGCATCGTGGTTCCTCTAGTTGCAAATTCTTCAACGTTGCGAAGATCAGTTGTAACTTCATCCATTCCCATTGCATAGTTTTCAAAATCTCCACTAGGCTCAGAACCTTTTCTAAACTCTCCAACAAAAAACGATGGGTCTTCTGTAACGCTACGACCATCTTCAAAATATCTTTGCATTGATGGTTCGTACTCAAAACTAACTTGAGTACCATCATCCGCTACAGTATAAACATCTATTCGTCCTGTGTTTACATCTTCTACCATTTTATATTCAGTTTTACCATCCATGTATTTATACACCGCATTTACTTCACCTTTTTGTGGTGCTGCAGGAGATACTAAATTACCTTTTGTTTGTATCTTACTGACAAGTAATGGGAACCATTTAGGCATACCCGGTGCTGATAATGTTTTTGCTGCGGTGATACCTGTTTTTGCTGCAGGTAATAATCCTTTACCAGCAGTTAATGCTGCAGTGATCCCACCGCCTAACACACCAAGAAAACCTCTACGTGACATTGGCAATTTACCCCCGCCAGGAACGTCTTTACCATCAGCAAACCCTACACGACCACCTTTTGCCATTTTAGGTTTGTCTGGATCAAAAGGAAAAACTTCTAAAATTTCATCTATGTCTTCTATTCCTTCACTACCCATTTTCTCTAACGTTTTTTTGTTAATGTTTTCTAGCAATCTTGCTTTTTCAAACTCTCCTGCCTCCGCTAATAATTTTACTTTTTCTTGGTTCCTTACAAGTTGTTTTACCATGTCACCTGCTAAACCTGTTAACTGCTGATTACTAAGATGTTCTAGATCTTTTCTTATTTGCATTTTATCATCTACAAACTTGTCTGTTAATAGGTCGTCTACTTCTTGTGGACTTAAAGGGTTTTCAGGTGTGTCTATTTCTACTTTTGCTTTTCCAAAAAATTCATCAGGTGGAGTTTCAGTTGCAATAATTTCTTTTGCTTTGTTTTTTGTTATTCTTGCATTAGCAGGATCAGCTCCACCAGTTTCTCTTGCAGGGGGGTCTTGAACAATTCCTTTTTCAGGGTCAAACCTAACGTCACCTACTCCATGGTCGTATTGAAATTGTTTTAGTGCTTCGTCTTCTCCAAACTGTTCTGCTATGTCTTCATACTTTTGGTAATCTATTTTGCTTGCATCAAACTTTCCTGTTTGTGCTGCTGTTATTCCTTTTTCGTCGACACGATACTTGCTTAAATCAATAATATTATCTGTCTCTATATTTTTTCCAAGTTCTTGTATCTCTTCTAAGAACTCTAAAGGCTCGTCTCTCATCTGTATATCTGCGTACGCATAAAGTCTTTCAGTGTCGTCTATGGTTGACATCTTTCCAAAATTTCCACCTTCTGAATAACCTTCGTTCATTTTCTCAACAAGAGCGCGTTTTACTCTTCCGACATCCAAACCTGTTTTCTCTGCTATGAATTCAAACGTACGTTCTGGTCCGTCTTTTAACAAAGCAGATATACCTTGTGGTCTATTCATTACAGAATCTGA